ATATTCATAAGAAAACTCAAACAAAAAAAGAGCTGTCTATAATGAATGCTAATTTTAAGCATAAATATAATATAACATTAAAAGAATACAATGAAATGCTTTTGTATCAAAACTATAAATGTATGATTTGTAATACACATCAAAAAGATTTAACTAAAAAATTATCAGTGGATCATTGTCATATTACAGGAATAATCAGAGGATTACTATGTACTAATTGTAATGTAGGATTAGGATTATTACAAGATAATGCAGAAGTTATAAAAAATGCATTAAAATATTTAAGAAAAACACAACCAAATACTAAATTATAAGTCCGAACTAAAATTTTTAAAGCTATAGGAATCAACCTAAATGATTTTTGTCTATAACATTTGAAATGATAAAAGTTGCGTAATCAATTAATTAACCGTATATTATAAACTAAAGAAGGAAAACAAATGAGCAAAGAAACAACAGAAGTACAAGAAGAAAATCCATTTGAAGGATTTAATTTACTAAAAGAAGATGCTTTAGCAGCTCCTGAAAAAGTAAAAAAAGAATCTAAGAAAAAAGAAGAAGTAAAAGAAGAAACTTCAACAGAAGATGCTAAAGTTATAGAAGCATTAGAAGCTGCAAAAAAAGAAGCAGATGAAATTGCTGCTAAAAAAGCAAAAACTAAAGAACCTTCTACAGAAGAAGAAGAGGAAGAAGAAGAGGAATTTAAAGCTGAAATTGAAGAAGAAACAGAAGAAGATTCAAACTCTTTAAAACCATTTGTAGAACATCTAGCAAGTAAGGGATTAATTGATTGGGAAGAAGGAGAAGAATTTGATGACACTGAAGATGGACTTGAAAAACTTCAACAAAAAACAATCTCTAATGGAATTAACAAATGGAAACAAGGATATGATGAGGATACTCAAAAATATCTAGAATTTGTTGAAAATGGTGGTAAACCACAAGACTTCCATAAAATCTATTATAATGAGAATTCCTTTGAAGGAATGAAATTAGAAGGAGATGAAGATGCACAAAAGCATGTAATTAGAGAAGGATTGTTAGCTGCAGGTTGGGATAATGAAGAAGAAATTAATGATGAAATTGCTTTATATGAAGATGCTGGAAAGCTAGAAACTAAAGCAGAGAGTCATTTAAAACGTCTTCAGAAATTAGAAAAAGATCAGAAAGATTTACTTATTGAAGCTCAAAAAAAATATGCTAAGGAACAAGAAGAACTTAGAAAACAAGAAATAGCTGAGTTTAAAAAAGGACTTTTTGATGCTGATCAAATTAGTGGTTTTAAATTTTCTCCTAAAATGAAAGAAGAAGTTTGGGACTATATGAATAAGATAGTAAATAAAAAAGAAGGACTTACACAATATCAACTTGATTCCAAAGTTAAAGGTAAAGAAGCTAGATATATTTTTGCTTATTTAATGAAAAATAATTGGGATTCAAGTAAACTTGAAAAAGAACTTAAAAATAAAGTTGTTAGTGATGTTAAGAAAAAACTATCTAATTATTCAGATGGTAGAAACAAATTAAAATCAGGAACTCCTAAAATTGAAAAACAAGAAGAAGGAACAAACAGCTTTGCTGGATTTAAAAAATTAGCAGTATAAAATTAAATTAAACAATCAAATATAAAACAAAATGCAAATTAGTAATTTACAAATAAGCCAAGGTAACTGGCACGCTGGATTAACCCAAGCAACTCACTTACGTACATTCTTCTTGACAGAACCAGAAATAGTATCCCAAGTAGTTACACGTATTTATAACAAACAAAATGGTTTTAAAAATGCTTTGTCTTTGTTGACAGGTGGTGTTGGTAAAGCTAAAGAAATGAATGATATCATCTACCGTTGGGGTGTTATGGGTGATAGCCGTAAAGCTATTCCTATTACTAAAGCTGTATTTGAAGGAGCTACCACTTATCCTGGTATTGCTGGTTCTACATTCAAAATTGGTATTGGAGAAAAATGGTTCACAGAAGGTGACGTTTTAATTCCAGATGATGCTCGTTACTCTTTTAGAGTTATGGGTCCAGTTGAATATGATGGAGTAGATTTTATTCTAACATGCCAAATGGTTACTAATAACCAAACAGATTTTATTCCTTCAGCTTTGTTAGCAGTTGGTAAAGAATTATCTAAAGATTTCAATATTGTTGAAAATGATCATTCTCGTACTTCTGGTGAAACTCACTATGCAACTCCATTGTTGTTAGAAAATTATATGACCACTCTACGTAAGTCATATTCTATCACAGGTGCTGCTCATGATAAAGTATTGAATATCACATTAACTAATCCTGATGGTTCTGAACAAGCATCTACATGGGTTAAATATAATGAGTGGGAATTCTGGTGTCAATGGATGGATGAAGTTGAAATCATGCTTATGTATGGTAAATCAAATGTAAGTTCAACAACTACAACTACTACTATGAAGGGTGCAAGTGGTAACACAGTTTACACTGGTGCTGGACTTGAACAACAAATTGCTGCTGGTAACAAACGTTACTATACAGATTTAACTGAAGACACTATCCGTAAGTTCATGAATGACTTGTCATACAATGGTACTGAAGATGGTCCTCGTGAGTATGTTGCTCTATGTGGTCGTGGATTTATGGATTTGTTTGACCAAGCAATGAAAGCTTCTGCTTCTCGTTTCACATTAGTAGATTCTAAATTCATCTCTGGTTCTGGACAAGATCTTGGACTTGGTGGTCAATTTACTAAATACACAGGTTTGAATGGTGATAGTTTTGTTCTTCAAGAATATAAACCATACAACTCTACAGTGAGAAATCGTTTGTTAAATCCTCAAACTGGTTTACCAGCTGAGTCTTACAAAGCAACTTTCTTGAATTTTAAAGCATATTCTAAAGGTGAACCATCTATTCAAAAGGTATATACTAAAGGTCGTGAGACTGTAAGTACATATGTTGAAGGTATGTATGGTCCATATGGTCCAAAGAAAAATGGAACATCAGCAACAGCTGTGGATGGATATGAATTTCATATCATGACAGAACAAGGTATCTTGTTAAGAGATCCTAGTAATGCTGCTCAATTTATCCTTGACGTAGATTCTATGTCATAAATAGAATGATAGGGAGAGACTTAAAACCCCTCTCCCTATATTTCTTAAATAAGCTTCTAATAAGTTGTTTATTTAAATAAATATCAGTATATTAAACAGTAACAAAAAACAAAAGGAAAATTAAAAAATAAAGGAAATATTAAAATGGAATCAAAAGTGTATACAATTAGACCACATGTTAAAGCTAAATTCTCAGGAGTTAGCTCTTTACCAAAAACAAGAACAGTTTATACTGGAGCTCAATTGGATAGTGATGGTTTATATAAAACAGGACTTACATCAGAACAAGAAGCTAAATATGAAAATGAATTAGGACTTCCTAAAGGAACTCTTAGTAAAACCAATAAAGCATTTTGGGCTCATCTTGAATTAAGACTTAATAATGATAAACCAACTAAGTTTTCTACAGCATCTACTATGGATGTTATTAGATATAATGCTTTAGTTGAAAGAACAAATGTAGCAAAGAATCAAGCAGAAATTAGAAAAAATCCTAATGTTGAATTTTTTGTAGAGGATTTAGAAACTCAAGCTAAAGAATTAGAATTGATTGCTGATTTAGAACTTGAAGCTATGGAGAAATTCTCTGATACTAGTGCTAAAGAAAAAAGAGGAATTTTTAAAATTCTTACATCATTTGATAGAGTACCTATGAAGGGTGTTGATAGTTTATCTGAAACTATTGTAAAAGCAGAACTTTATAAACGATTAAAAGCTGATCCTAAAAAGTTTATTCAAATTGCTACAGATAAGAATTTAGCCACAAGAATATTAGTAGCAGAATTACTTGAAGCAGGAGAATTAACAAAAAAATCAAATTACTAAATTATTTTTATCTATTGGTTAGTTCTGATAAATGTTGCCCTACTGATACACTAAATAACTTTACAAAAGAAACATTATCGTTTTGCAATGTTATATCTAATGAATGTGAACGCATTACATCTCCCTCAATTAAAGGTAGTGTTACATTGGGAGTGTTTTCATCTCTTAATAACGCAGCTTTGTAAACACCCTCTACATCTTCAAAATCTTCGGCAACCAAATTAGTGCTTTGTCCGTATTGATTAGTTGCTTCTGTCATCTCCCAAACATCGGTAGAATCTTGTGTTAAAAAGTCAAAAACCTTAATCTTGCTAGGCTCTACGTTTGAAACAAAACGAATAGAACTATTGTATTGAAAACCTAAGAAGTTATTGTAGTTAGGATTTGAATTGCACTTATATAACTGACCATCTTTAAATCTTAATAACCCTACTCCATTACTTACCATGAAATCAGGAG